GTGAAAAACACTTCGTTTAGCTGACGAACCTGCGCCGGTATCTCATTTATGTTCTTGTCGATCTCACTCAACAGCGTATTTTGGATATCAGGTTCTTTCGATGATCCATTGTATTCCAAAACGCGATCAGTAACCGAATTGATTACGATCGTGTGTTCGCCGGGAGCATTACTTACTTTCAGGACGTGCTCGCCGGGTTGCGAAGACGCTCCATTGGCATTACCGCTACCACCAACCAACCCAGGACGGCCAACATGATCGGGTGCAAAGTTGCCGCTTGTCGCGCTACCTTCACGCAACGATTTCGGAATATCGGTCGGCCTCCAGAAACGCTCGCCGCCACCAACGAATATGATCCGCACCGGAATGTTCGCGTAACCAGCATTGTGTGCGGCCTGTGCTCGTGCGTTGCCTTCGTATATCTGCTGTTTTCCGTCTGCGTTCACTTGCAGTGTTATATCGTGATTAACACCGTGGTAATCTTTCAGAAACGCGTCGTAACTGCCAGCAGCTTTCATCTTCTCCGTGTAGTCGAGAACATGAGGGTTTGACGCAGAAATGCTTGCATGCGCTACGCCGTCGAGCGTAGCGAGATACTTTGTTGGTAGCTGAATTCGGAGATTGTCGTACCAAGCGGTTATCGTATTTTTGTTTTCTGAAAACCATTCATCATTGACGCCACCCGTGTCAGAACCAAATTTGTTCTTTGTATCGAACGCTGATTTCGATAAGCCTAGATCGTTCCCACCGCCATCACCACTACCGCCGACTAGCCCCGGCCGTCCCACGTGATCGGGTGCGAAGTTGCCACTCGATGCGCTGCCTTCACGCAGATTCTTGACCGTCTTCACCTTTGCCGAATAGAGATCGAGCCCCAGGCTATATGACTGCTCCGCTGCAGACCAAAGGTAATGACCGTAGAGCTTGATGCGTTCTTTGAACTTCTGGGCCGTCGTCACACCATCGGCCGATTGATGGATTTTCGCGTGCAAGTCGGGCGTAAGAGAATCGCGTATGTACGCACTGTTCGCCGCGATCACCGATTGCACGATGAGTTCGGGCGCGCGTATGACACCGTACGTCTTCGAGAGTATCTTGCGCGCTAAGAGATCGTCGATCAGACGCTTGAATCCCGCGTCGCAAGCAGTGCGCAAATACTTCGCACCGACGCGTTCGAAATCGTGTGCGAGACTCATTAAGATCAACGCGAGATGACCTGCGTCATCCTTTGCGTTATCGATCGCGTTGAGACGACGGTCGAGAATGAAGATGAGATCGCGCTGATAACGTAAGACATCGGCCTCGATCGCAAACACGTGCGATCTCGTGGCTCGCTTCAGTACCGATTTGAATTCGGCATCTTGCTGCGTGAGCTTGGCTTTGCTCGCAGCGATAGCTTCGACAAGAGATTCTTTCAACGATCGGCGAATGGGTGTGTGTTGCACGTGATCTTTGAAGTGTGCATCGAGATATGCGGTTTTCGCCGCACCCATCGTTTTTACAGGCCCACCATTAACGTAGTGTGTGAATGATTCCGCGAAATTTTCTGTTACTGAAGCTGCACCGTACACCGAAATTCGAGCGTTTGTATTAGCGTCTGTTTCCTTATCTTTCTTACCGGCATCAAGCCATGCTTTTTCCGAACCTTCATTCGCGTTCATCCATGCATGACCGAACTCGTGATCGACAATAATTGTAGCGACTGATTTAGTTGCAAACCATCCGGTTGCATTATTCGGTGTTAAAAAGTCGTGAGGTACACTTACGATCTTTGCGCTAGAAACTTTATCGTCAACATAACCATCTTTCGTAATACCCCTCATTATGTTCGCGGTCGTAGCATAGCTCGATATTTTAATATCAGAGAATAACATAACTTGACGATCGGGGCCTGTTAGGGGATTGAGCATCGTCATTGCAGCAGTGCCGTGCTCTAACTTATACGAAAGAATTGCACTTATCTTTGGCATGCCTGGTATTTGAGACATGCGCGCCGTTTCTGTTTCGATTGCTTTCGCAAATTCCGGGTCATTTGGTACGTGCGCGCGATCGATTGCATCAACAGATGACAGATACGGACCTACGAATCTTATTCCACCGGTCTCATGTATCGTTGTTTTGTTTGCTTGTTCGGTTGTGAAAGGGGAACCTAAATTACTAGCGAGCGCTGCACTCGTCGGACCAAGACTCTTATCGAATAAGTTAGAAAATGAACGCGGATTCGGGTCAATCGAAAGACGATCGATGTGCGAACCGCTCGCACTACCGCCCACTTCTCCCGGTCGCCCCGCATGCCCAAAGTTGCCGCTCGATGCGCTTCCTTCAACGAGTCGAATCGTGCTCATACATGATCCCATGATCGCCTTCGACCGGCTGCGTGTGATCGTTCTTTCCGCTATAGATCACAAATGGAATCGGTGGGCCTGGGAACGCGTCACAAAGCCAACCATAAGCTCCCAGGGACAACCCTCGAAAATGCACGCACGTCATGCACGCTGCGACGGCGAGTGAATTTGTGCCGATCACGCGGTTTCCTCGTCGTTCAATTCTTCGAGCTTCTTCTGATTGTCCGCGATCGATTCGATCAGCGCATTGCGCGATCGGATAACGCCACCGAGCGCTTCGCGTACGAGCTTGCGCGATAGAAGCGTTCCTACGCTCTCTTTAGCCTTCGCCTTACCTTCTTGCGTCATGGGGCTGTTCGCCGCCGTGCTGTAGCCGTGCGAGCCCGCCGTTGGGTCTACAGACGAGGGTCCGCTGTACGAGTTGACCTTCGTCGAACCGGAGTTCGGTTTGCTCCCTGGGGGAACGACACCAGGCTTTGCCCCGCTTCCGCCCGCTGCACCATTTTGCGTCGGCACGAGCTTGTCACCCGTGACCGGAGGCGGCACCGGCACGTTCTGAAATTGTTCTTGCGGAGCGGGCTGCTTCGCAACGAGTTCGGCCTGCACGTCTTGTGCGATCGTCGTTGATGGCACGTGCGCGTTGTCTTGCGAGTACACGTGCGCGAGCGACATCCCACGCTCCGATTCGGCTACGATCTGACGCCAGGCATCGTCGAAGCTGTACGTCGTGATCGAGAGTTCTTTCGCCGCGAGCGTCGCCGCCAAACTCTTTGGTAACCACTGCATCGCTTCGGATAGCGCAAGGTCTTTGAGCTTTGCACTCCGATCTTCTTGCGCGATCGCAGGGAAGATGAACTCGAAGAACTCCTTCGATAGTGACATCGATTGTTTTAGGGTGTTCGCGCGATCTTTCTGTTTGGCGTTTAGCGTATCCGGTACGTCGGCTTCGCGTACGCCCCCGCCCACGAGATGTAACGTACGAAGTGATTCCTTGACGTTCGAGTTCGTCGTCGTGATCTTGTGCGACGTGTTCTTCGCCACGGCCAGCGCTTGACGATGCTGATTCTTCTGATCGCCAAGCTGCATCGCGTGTTGATGCTTCTGATCTTTCATCGCCATCTTTTGCTGCGTGTCGTGATTCTCTTTATTCATGTCGAGCGCATCACTTTGAATGCCATCGGCTTTCTTGTCCGCGTCGGCCTGCGTCTTCTCCATTTCCTTCTGCACGTCGTCGCGCGTCGGAAGATCGTCCGAGTCTTCGCCGAGCTTCGAGATGCTGCGCGCATCTTGAATGATGTCGGAGAATTTGATGCGTCCGGCCTCGATCGCTTTTCTGATCACGCGACTTGCAACGTGATGGCAGATGCGCTCGATCAAACGCTGACGTTTCTCGAAGCGCTTCACACCGGGTTCGGTCGCCGTGATCGCGCCAGCTTTCGCGCCCTTACCGCCCTCACCGATGAATTCTTTCGGAATGCCGAAACCCACCGCAATCATGTTCAAGAGTTGCACGACATCGGGAATCGATTCGTTCGCTTTGATCTGCGAAGATTGCGGTGTCAACTTAACGTTCGAGTTGTGAATGAACGTGCTTCCGGCCTTGTACGGGTCGGGTAGCTTCATGCTCATCGCTTGCACGTCGGCGTCGCCCGACATCACTTCGATATCCCAACAGAATGCAGCTTCGAGTTGGCCCTTGATCACGCGGGCGTTCATCAAGTCTTTAAGACGCTTCACCCAACCGAGCACGCTAAAAAGATCGCTGCGTCCGCGCTTCTCGTACTTCGAAACGTTGAGCTTCACGTGGTAAAAATCAGCCGCTGGAATTTGTCGGATGATGTAGCGGACGGCATCGATCTTCTTATCCGTCTCATTCGCGAAGTTTTGATACGCGGTGCTGTACTGCTGATGCGCGTAGTAAACTTTTTGAATGTCTTCAGGGTCCGTCACGAACTCTAAGATCGTAGACGGGTCGATCATGCGATAATCAGTAAAGCCTTTGTCCGGCGCGTCGTCGTAGAATTCCATGACCATCTCGCCCGACCACCAAAGATCAGTCGCAATGTTTTCCAGATCGTTGTAAAAGTCGGTGCGCTCCACGAACTCGCGCCACACCGAATCAACGTCTTGATTTGTCGCTTGATGATCGACACCACGACCGAGGCAAAACGCAGTCTGCAATTCGCACAACTGATGTGCAATCGGATTGTGATTGTACGCCTCAAACGCTTTCGAGTGCATTTCTTTGTACTGCTGTTCGTACAACTGCTTCGACCACGGCCCCGCCATCATCGGAATGTACTCAGCTTGTTGATCGATGCCGCTACCGTAGTTCGTCTTCGACCACGCGCTGCTTTGCGAACCAACGCCACTGTAATCGCTATCGCCCGCGAAGTCGTCACTCTCGCGCAACAACGCAAGCTCGCGCTGATAGATTTCTTCCGCGATCGTCGCTATCGATCGATCGTCGCGCTGCGACTCGCGGAGTCGGTGCGGTGCCTCGATCGTGACGTTGTTCAACGCGGGACCGCGACTCATCGCCTCGCGCAACGCCGCTTTATCGCTGTAGCGTGATACGCGATACGACGCACCATCGGCTGAGACTTCGAAGAGTTTTGCCGAGACTTCGAATGGGCGACCCTGGGAGTCGAGTTCGGCGAGCGGGTCGAACGTGTAGGTGCTCGTCGATCGCGCCGCCGCGATGAAGTCTTCGTCGCCGTCGTACTCGTGCATCGGATTTATCACCGCCGTCGAAACGTTCAAACGCTTTGCGGGCGTGGCTTGAACGACGACAGGCGTCTGACGAATGGTGCTGCGTTGACGATTGCGACGGCTCACTTTATTTCCTCGTGTCAGTAAATGCTGCGCTCGTGGTACGATCGGCTGTAGTTGACGTGCGACATCGCTTTCGACTGAACGGTTACGGCGGCTGCTGGACCGCTAAACCGGGATTGCGCCAACACGCTGTAACTATTGGCATGCGCGTAGTGTTCGCTTCCTAGCTTCTTCCAATAACTCGTGCGTTGCCCTGTATCTTCATCCTCTTCGGTAATGCGCGCAAGATTGCATAAGTTGTCCGTCAACTCGCGACGAGTTTCGTCTGCGTACTGCGACGGAAGTATTAAATCTTTAATCTGTATTTCTTCGTACATCGCATCGAGCGCTTCCGTGCGATTGACGGTAACCATGTAATCGCCTTTGCCGCCATCGGGAACTTTCCAGATCGCATTTCCCTTTTGATTGTCGTTGTAGTAACACAAAAATACACGACCTGCATGTTTTTCGCTAAAGTCGCGCGCCGAATGCTGATTAGGAAGACCGTCGATCACGCAAAGATCGACATCGTACGTCGCCATCAACGGCGAGAGTTCGTGAAATTTCCTAACCTTACCGACAAATAAAACCTGCGGCCGACGCATAATTCGACTCCAACCGCGAATGATGATATGAAGTTCGTCACCTTTTTGATCGACGCCCATATACGTGTGCTGCAACGAAGGTGTTTCATTTGATTCGCCTTTCATACACGACTCTACCATATCGCGCGTGATCTTTTGATCCGCTGAGACCCAAGGCAACCCGAGTTTTGATCGGAACAACTCTTCTCGATCACGACCTGATGCGAAATCGTCGAGCAGTTTGGGCAAGTCCATGTAATATGAGTACAGGCCGCACATGTGGTAGCCGCGATACTTCTTAACTGCAGGCTTTTCTGCAATCCACATTCCGTATTGTGTATCGAGCGGACTACTACACTTGCGGCACTGTAAGAACGCTTCGTCCTCATTTACTCGTTTTACGCAATCGGGAAACTGAAATTCTAGAATGTTTCGGGTATCGCATTTCTTGCAGATGAGATTCCAATAGCGTTGATCCGTACGTCGAAATTCGTAGTCGATGCCGTAGTTGTCGAAAGTAGGGGTTGACAACATGAAACGCCATCTGAGATCACTGTGGTTAAGACGTTGATCAGCAAGGGCTCTTTCCTTTTCTCCGACTTCATCGAGTTCGTCAAACACAAGCATGTCAGCCGGGATCGATTTCATTCGAATGTTCGACTTCATACCGCGAAAGTATAAGAAGCCGCGTCCAACTTGACGCAACGATACAGAGTCAACGTCATCAACGATCTCGCGTATGTGTTCGCTATCGTTGATAACCGGCTTTACGCGTGCTTTAGAAAACTCACGTACGTCTTCGTCAGTGGGGAAAAAGTAAATGACCGTCTTACCGAGCTTGTCGCACACGTAAAACGATTTGATCATACCGAGCACGCTCGCACCCATCTGCGCAGCCTTCTCGATGACTTGGTACGGGTGTTTGTCCATGTAAATATCGATGAGGTAATTGTGCTTGTCAAACGAAAACTGTTTGCCTTCGATTACGCAGTATTCGAGCGCGTAACCGTACTGCGTACGATTAACGAGTTCGGTTGCGAGTTGTTCAGCCGATAGATCAGGCGTCATCATTTTGCTCGTAGGTATCGGTCACGTTTTTCTCCGGCAGGCCGTACTTCGCGACGACCAATCGGCCGAGAGCGCGTTCGATATCAGCGTCCGTGATCTGGAGCTTCGAACCGAGCTTCGGCGCGTCAGGATTGTTCTCGTTCGGGTCGGCTAGGATCATACGCTCGTGTTTGATGATCATCACATAATCGTTGAGGTCTGGGTCGATCGCGCGAGCCTTTTCCTCCGGCGTGAGGTCCAAATTGCTCGGGTCGATCAGCACACGCGCGTAAAACCGTTCTTTCAACGTCTGCATAGCTTTTAGATCGAGCAGCGTGAGATCGCGCAGTATCGGTTTGATTTCCTCGGAGATTTCCGCCGCGATCTGGCTTTGCGTCGTCTTCGCCATCTCGTACCATTTGAATTGTGACGACCACCGCTTGATCATGCGGAGCGTTACGCCGACATTAAGCTCTTGGCACATCTCGAAAAGTTTCGGTATCGATCGACCGACGCCGATGCCAACGAATAGAGCAAACACACGCTGTTGCGTGGGCGACATACGCTGAGAGCCAACGAGCGAGAGATTATTGTTCGACTGTGGCATCAGGAATGTTTGTCGGGATACAATTCTGCGTGATCGGCGAGATATTGTTTCGCAAAATCAGTCACGGCCGGATGCGTAATATGCGGAACGCATTGTTGCCCATACGAACCAAGTCGCCGATCGGGATGCGCTTCGATCATCTCGACCAAAACTTTTAGTTCCGCAGCCATCTGTGGTTCGACGTTTTCGATTAGCGTATGCATTGCGGCTAAGTCTGCAACATTCTTCGCGGGGCTGAGAACGTACGCTGTTCCAACCTCCATCGTGTTCGCGTCTTCGTGATCGATAATGCTGAATCTGCGTCGCAACGATGGCGAAGCTGTAACCTTCGACGCGCCGTTAAGATCGTTGATGAAGTCTTTGAAGCACTGCGCAGGAGTGCCAACGTACTCGATCGTGCCGACCGTGAGTTTCGCCGTCATCGCAGAAAAAAGTTCGAACTTCATCTCCGTCGTGATGCTATTCATTCACGATCTCCATGATCATCTGTCCGGGGAGAACGTCATACTTTTTGTGTCGATTCCGCACGAGCCGTAACGCAAACGCTGCGATCGCTCCCGCGTCTTCATTGTTGCTCACCCGCGAGCTTACGACGTAATCGGCTTCGCCCACTTTTGAAATCGTTGTCGTATCCATCTTGGGGGTCGTGGTCGAATTCTCGATCGTGGCGTAAGCGGAGTTGTCGCCGGTTGAGGATTGAATACTCATTTTCACGCTCGCTGTCCGCTGAGAGATTTAGCAGGGCGTCCGCTTCGCGTTCCAGGTCCGATGATTTCACCGTTTTGTCTGAGCACCCAAACGAGCTTGTAAACGGCATCCACGGAACGACCGAGGTGAACTGCGGTATCTTTGCGTGATGCGTACGGATGAGTGCGCACATAATCGAGTTCCCAAGGTTGCCACCATCGCGGTCGGCTTCCATTTTGCAAATATGCGAGCAGCGAGGATACGCCGTCGCGCACTAGGATGTATACGACACGCCAATGGATACCCATGCGATCGGCACAATCATTTGCAGATTTACCTTCCAGAAGGTGCAGCGTGACGGCTTCACGTTGCCGCTCCGTCATCGCTACCACGAAGGCTTTCTGGAGATCGAGCATGATCGAGACAGACGAGTAGTTCCCGCCTTGCGCCTCTTCCGTAAGGAGAGACCAAGAGGCCAGCAACCCGCGAAGAGCTTTGTAACTCGTGAATCGATAGGTATTGAGTGAATCAGCATCCACGCACTCATCTTATCATACGTGCATTTACCTCTTGCTCGCACTTCAAAAGATGTAACATTACATCTTCTTCGACCAAATAAAAGTCATTGCCAAAAATGCGTAATGCAAGCAACGCACGTAAACCATTGCGCGAGCAAAGCTGACGTGCTCGATCGAACCAACTGAATTCAATGCGCATCGATTTTGCGGTTGTTACTTTGCATTCGATCTGCAGTGTGTGCGGAACATGAATATCATTTGGTGACCACGCAGTGTTTCCAG